TGCCTTGTCGTACTCGGTCTGCTCGGCTGTATTCTCATTGTAACGGGCTACGGGCTTGCAGGTGGCGATATATCGTCCGTTTTGGTAGATATATACCTCGTTGATGGTTCCGTCGGCATCGGGCAGATAATAGGCATCTACCTTGTAGTTTCTCGGCTCCAGCTTTTCGATGATTTCCGGGCTGGGTAGTCCGTATTGGTTGTACATCACCGTGCAGTAGGTATTCTGCCGGATGGTCGTTTCGGTGTGCTGACCGATGAACCGGTAAAGAACGGCCTTGTCCCAAGGCGCAAGGTTCGGGTTCTGGTGGGCGCAAAGCACATCCCATCGGCTCATGCCAGGATAGCGTTTCTGGTTGGGGTGAGGCTGCGCGTTGAAGGTCTGGATGGCGCGTATATCATCGGCTACCAGTTCTTCATAGCTGTAGGTCTTCACCTTGTAGGTGTTGTTCTTTTCGTCATACATCTTTTCTTCCTTCGGGCGGTTGGCTTCCAGCTTGGCATACCATCTACCGATACCTACCTGCGTGCGTTTCTCTACACCGTATTTCTTTTCGCGGTTCTTGTGCTCGGCACGTTTTTCACGCGAGTTCCCGGGGTTGCACCAGCGGATCAGGGGGAAGACGGTACCGGCTTGCATCAATCCGTCGGCAAAGTCGCTGACCAAGTGGTGTTCCACTTCCAGTTCAGCAGGGATATACATGCCGTTCCGGTCCAGGGTCTGGAACATGTTTCGCATGCAGTCCAAAAACAACTCGGTAGTCTTGTACCGGTTGTAGGCATATCCCACTACAGCGCCGCTCACCACATCGTAGGCATAATAGGCTTTCACACGGTTGCCATCCTTCATCGGGCGCGGAAGGTCGCGGTCGTCAAGCGATACCTTACTCAAGGCATATTCACCGATGCTGCGCAGATGATAAGGGCGGTAAGCATTGTTGAAGTCCCACTGGCTCATGTGCAGCTTGCCGCGAAGGGCCTTGTTCTTAGGATTGTTCAGGTAGTTGGCTACCGTGGCCGGACTCAATACCAGCGGATTTCCATCCTTGTCGGTAAAGTCTGCCGGGTTCAACACCTCGCCGGTCTCGGGGTCATATAGTTCCAAATCACCTTGTACGAACATATTGTACTGCTCCCACACCGTAGTGTTGAAGGGCTGCTCCGGTTGGGCATCGATGCTCAGCAGCAGGCGTTCAATGTCGTAGGTCACCTTCCGACGGTTCTGGTTCATGAACTTGCGGCTGATAAGGCTTTCGTAGCCGTTGGCCTTGAAGTCATTCACACGCTTCTTGAAGCGGTTGGAACTCACAGGCAAGGTGTGGCCGAACTCTGCTTGATAATAACTGATGGCTCCTGCCAGTTCGCCCCAGTTCACCGGTCCTGCCTTCATCGCCTTCCGCATAAAGGTGGCATCCTCCATGGCACGCATCACAGCTTCAATCACCGAAGCGTTCACCGTATATTCCTGGATGTGTTCCGGCGGAAGGGCATCACCGTTGTCAAAGCGGAACCGGGTGTAGAATTCCCGGGCTTTCGCATCGATGTGGTAATGGCTGCCGAGCCAGTTTCTGATTATGTCCTCTTTCATATCTCCGTATTTTAGTTTTATCCTTTCCTGAAACCGCAGTGGCATGGTCGCTATCTCTACCAGTGCATAACTTCCAAGCCCCTTGCCGGGTCGCACTACGTTGATTTCTTTCTTGGCCGCTAATTTCTTGTAATTGGGTACCGACAGGATAGGAGCAAGTTCTTCTTCGGAAAGAGTGGAAGGATGAACGCCTTTCAGCGTGCGGCTTCTGCTGTAATCAGCCTTCCCGTTCACCATCACCGGTCGGTCGTCGTAGGTCAGGTCATTGTAGGATATGCACAATATCTTTCCATAATACTCCATTTCATTTTCAATTTATAGCGCGGCTGCCAGCTGCTGGGTTTCATGCTGCAGCTGCATGAAGTCTGGTATACACTCGCATTGGTAGGTCTCAGTCCGTTTTCCGTCCACGTACAAGTCCACATCATTGGTCTTCCTGTCGACCACGAGTTTCACACGGGGACCGAAGGTGCAGGTCATGGTATGCTCACACTCTTCAAAGGTAGTTTCGCAGTTGGGGATGAATCCGCCGTCGGTCAGCTTGCCGCCTCGTTTCAGGGCAAGGGTGCGGATCCGGCGGGCCTGGTCACTGTCACGAACAAAATTCAGTGCCTGCCACACAGCCTGGCGGCTGCACTTAAAGGTCCTCATCAGGAAGGTCTTCGTTTCGTTATCGGTCAAAATCTGCTTTCTCATTTTGTTATTTCTTTAAGATTGGGTATCTTTAGCGCTGTTTACAATGTTTACAGCCTTATGGATACTGATATGATACTTTTAAAGGCTCAGTTTCAAGCCTTGCGTGATTACTTTACATCCTTGTTGCCTACCATCTTTGAACATGACAAAGAGAAAGACGACAAAGTGTGGCTTGCTAAATACCTTCTATGGAAGTTTGAGCGCGAGCTTCTCGCACCATTTGAGAATAAAGAAAAGCTCTCGCCTCTCGAGAAAGATAAGATATGTCGCCGACGGTTTCAGCTGCAAGTTCTAATGGACGTAGCTTATATCCAGGGCCGGCTTGAAGAATACGACATACCAAGAATAATAGATTCCTACGCTGCTGCTCAAGCACTTCAAGTCTTTCAGCAGTCTGGGGATGGGTCAGAGGAACTGATGCTTCCTCTGATTGATAAGATTTATCGCCCGGAATAGAACTTGAACCCTCGGGGTGCTTGCTGATTGCATTGCAAAGCACTCTCAGCGCATCTTCACATACGCAAGTCAAATTTTCCAATACACGGTAGGCATCCGAGTTGATCAACTCGCCCTCCGTCATGAACTGCTCGGCCAGGTCCATCGCCTGGTCGGCAATGTTCAGTGTGTGACTTACGCTTCCTGTCATGGCGAGCATCTTCTGCTTATACTGACGCTCTACTTTTACTTGATTGATGTTCTTTGCCATAATCTGAATTTTTAAAGGTTAATATCGTGGGGCGAGGGGAATCGAACCCCAGCGGCTTTCTACGCTTTCTTTTTTTCGATTTACCAACTTTCCGGCCGTGCCTGCCGCCCCTGCCCGTCTTTCCGGGCTGCCAGTTATCCGGCAATCTCTTTGCCCTCTTTTTTCTTCAGTTCGTGCCACCTTAGTGTCTGAAACGCATCATAGTTCATCACGAGTAAAGATGTATATAATTCATCTCGTAACCTTTCATTCTTGTTAGGTACTGCATCCTTGATTTCATCAAGAACATCACCAAACGCACTGAGGAGTTTTTCCAATGTTTCCGGTTTTACCTTTTTCAATAATGTCTCTTTCATAATCTTATACTTAAAATTCGCTAATCACACGCCTTTTTTGTATATTTGGCGCGCTGTTTACATCTTAAACACGCTGCAAATATACACACTCTGTTTCATTAAACAAAATAAAAACCAAAGAAAATGACACATAATGTTTCATTTATATCAAAAGGAGAAATGCTTGATGCTATAAAAACGCACTTAAACATGACTAAAAACGCTGATTTTGCGAGGTTTTTGGGTATTTCATCACAAGCTGTTTCGAATTGGTACACAAGAAATACCTTTGACGCAGAGCTTCTATACACAAAGTGTGATTTTATAAATCCTGCCTGGTTGCTAACTGGTAAGGGAAGCATGTTGAAAGATAATTTGAGCGGCATTAAAACAATAGACGAAGCCGATTCTTCGTTCATGCCTACCACATCCATGAGCCCATCCGTCGGCACACCTTACTACGATGTGGACTTTATCGGCGGATTCGATGAGGTGTTCAACTCTCAGGTAAACATGCCCGCTACCAACATTGTAATAAGGGGATTCGAGAAAGCCAGCCTCTGGTGCAATGTCACCGGGCACTCCATGGAGCCCAAAATAAACCATGGAGACATTATTGCCCTGCGCCAATGCACACTCAACGACATCCAGTATGGTGAAATCTATGCAGTGGTACTGGACACCATCCGTACCATTAAAATCTTGCGCAGGTCGCCGGATCCGGACAAGCTGCGCTTCATTCCTATCAATACAGAGGACTATGATGAGCAGGAATTCGACAAATCGCGCATCGTGAATGTCTTTGAGGTCATTGGAAGCATCAGCAAATTCTTCTAATGAGGAAGCACATGCGTCATATCACCCAACAGGCACAATAAGACGCACGCACACACTTTTCAAGGTATTTACAGAGGTCAGGACGCAAAAACAACTGTAAATCAAAGGCTTCGCGCTATATATACAATGTGTATCAATAAAACAAGTGTCGTTTTTCCTATCTGAAAACAGCGAAAAACGGAACTTATTTACTTTTGCTACATTCTTTCCTATTTCGGGCGAACCCTACAAAATCCGAAAAAGTAACCCTAAAAGTAACCCTAAACTCATTAAAGTAGTAACCCTAAACAGTAACCGTAATAGTAACCCTAAACTCAAAATTACCACCCGTAAGGGCATAAAAAAGGGGAGCCATAAGCTCCCCAATCAGCATTCAAAGAAATAACGCCTACAAGCCTTTCTAACGGCGTTATTATGTCGTTCTAACCATTGCCTTACTACCGCCCGAAATGAGCGTAGATTGCTTAATTATAGCCTTTTTCGTGCATATTGTGCCGTTACCAGACAGTCCGGCATGAAGCAGGTAATTCTTGGTTGCACCCACCTGATCTGCAGTCAGAACCGTATAAACAGCCGATATACTGCTGAAATACCAGTCTTTCTGCTTCGTTCCATCTATTTTATGCAGCAAATGCACATGAATCACTTTTGCCATATTCGTTTCTATTTGATTGCAAATATACCAAATAATACTTATTTGGAAGAATTTATAAATAGTAAAATAGAAAGGAATAATAAATAACACACTATTAGACTACTTTTACGGAAATATGATGTAATTTTGCATAAAAAGAACTATATGGACGCATTATCAGGTAAGAAAAAGGAATTTCAGAAGCTATTTCTGTCTGGGAAATATACTCAGCAAGAAATAGCTAATATACTTCAAGTTTCCAGGGTGACAATCAACCAATGGGTAAAAGATTATCCTGCAACTGCTTATATAAGAATACGTAAGTCTCTCACAAAAGAACTGGAACGCCTTTCTAAATCCCCAGCAGGTAATGAAGAAATGATATTTAAATATATTCAGCACCTTGATTTGCTTGATAAGATGATTCGTAAGACAAAGTACCTTCCAAAGATATAAAAATCCACCATTCTTGAATTGAATGTAAAGATATAGCTCCCTTATTTACGGAATATCCCCCATTCTTGTAAAAGCCATGTAAAAATCATGTAAAAGAAAACCGCTTCGAAATATTTCGGCCATTTCCTTAGGCACAGCTAAACCATTTGATTTTCAAAGCATTTCGACTATTTTCTCCAATCACTGAAAAAACGCTTCGTTCTATGCCCCATAATTTGACGGTGATGTGGAATCGTCAGTGGTATCATCAGGCAGAACGTGAAGTACAAATGATGTCGAACGAACAAGACGGCGGCCCTACGCATGACGCTCCGCAAAACGGTTATCTGAACCGTAAGAAAGTCTCATTGGATCAAAACCAGCGTAACGGTATACACCCGTATCGTCCGGGTATCCTTTACCGTTTGGGCGAGGCTTATCTGAATTATGCCGAGGCTTTGAATGAGTGCGATCCGGGTAATCCTGACATCTTGAAGTATCTGAACTTGATTCGTGAACGTGCCGGTATGCCGCAGTATGGAACCGGAAAGGATAGTAATGGCTTTGATAAAATTCCATTGAACGGCCAGGATGAGGTGCGCGAAGCGATCTATCATGAACGTCGCGTAGAACTTTGCTGTGAAAACGGCTTGCGTTATTTAGACCTCCGTCGTTGGAAGAAAGCGGAAGAAGTGTTGAATCAACCTATGTATGGTATGAATTTCAGTGGAACGAAGCTGTCGGATGATCCAAATGATGCTGCTGCATTCTTCAAGCGCACGCAATATATCAAACGTGTCTACGAGCGTAAATTCTATTGGTATCCGATCTATCAAGATCAAATAGATAAAGACCCGACACTTGTTCAGGCTCCGTTCTGGGACAAGTGAGAATGTACAAAAAGTTATTCGTAATGCTAAAGAGGGGCAAAACAGCCCCTCTTTATTGTTTATCTCAGGAACATCAGTAGAAACAATAGTTCAATTTTTCCTTGTTGCATACGTTCTATGGCACGGTAGATCATTTTTCGCACACTTTTGGGTGTGATATTGAGTATTTCGGAAATTTCTTGTATGGAGAGTGCTTTGATAAAGCGCAAATATATGACTTCCCGCTGCTTGTTTGTCAATAAATTCAATAGGCTTTCAACCTCTTTCTCATAGTTTCTTCTTTCTTCTTCATCCTCCATTAAAGCTTCGGCATCAACTTCTATTTTGAAATTATATTCGACTTCTTCTTCTAAGCTAAGCCAGTTCGCCTGTTTACGTAAAGATGTTATTATCTTGTTCTTGAGAGCACTAAACAGATAGGATTTCGGAGAACCGAGAATTTCTATTTTATCAGCCGATTCAAACAAGTGCAAAAAGAGATCATGTATTGCATCTAATACAAAATCTTTTTCCACTCCAAAGGCTATTCCATAGGCGAACAACTCATCTATATAGTTCTCATACCATTTATCAATTTCTGATTTGATATTTGACATTTCGTATTGGTACAGTGAAATTCAAAACCGCAAAAATATAGAATCTCATTCGAATAGGCAATGAAATATCAAGGCTACGCACCAAAATTGTAATTGCCTTAGTTGTTCAACAGGGTGACCGTATCACAATTTTCTAAGGTTGTAATCTCTATACGGAGTTTTCACAAATCCTCTATCACTCTATCACTACGAAGGTTATGGCTATTAATATTCAAGCGTTAGAGGCAGTGATACAGGACGTTTTCCTCTATCACTCCTCTATCACTTCTGACACATGGTGCTTTTATCATATAATTGAAAACCAGTGTGTTGCCTTCTTTTGCTTTTGAAAAAGCATATAAAATAATCGAATAAACAAATGTAAAAACGAATATAACAGGTATTAAAT